TTTACCAGCGTATTTGCTTAAATCAACGTTTACAAGCTCAGGAATGGATTTATAATCAACCCTCCCTACACCCACACTGCGTGTATAGCGAAAGTCTCCGCAGCATGCGTTAGAATCGTTTGACAGCGATTTTAGCATACCTTCTAATAGTTTCTCTTCTTCACACATCGCTTTCTTAGCTTGCTTAACATCATACAGCTTTTGAGCGGTTTCAAGCCACTCATTGCCTTGTTCTATAAAATCATATTCTGTTAGTTTAGGTTCTTTCAAATTTAAAACGCAATCCCAAAATTCCCTTAGCTTTTTATCTAAAATTTTAATATATTCATCATCTCGTTTAACTGTAACTATAATTCCTTCATCATTATGAAACGAAAAATAGTCTATTTCTGAAAACTCAGTTACCATGATTTGCATTTGAACTTGAGGATAATACTTGTCTGGAATTTGACCGTCCCTAGCAAGCTCATGATCCTCAAGTTTACAGTTTTTAATCTCTACCGCTCTATCATCTGTTATATTAAGCCCATCAAGCGACACCATCGCATAAGGATAGTCTGAGTTAATAACACATGTAGGCTCAAATAGATCGCCAACCATCTCTTGATATCGTTGTCTTGCTGGTTCTTCCATAACCTTACCGTAACGAGTAGCTGTATTATCGCAAGATAGATCTAACATGCCTAATTTTTCCTGCCACAAAAGGTATGGTGTTTTGATTCTACCGTCGTTTGTTTTCCACTTAGAAACGCCCATGATTATTGAAGCGTCACTCGCTCCGACATACCCTTTTCTTGCCTCTAACCATTCTTTTTCGGACTCAAATTTTACCTTACGCATTTACAACCTCCCCTTCTGTTAAGTTAGCAACTTTTTTCTTTGCATTTTCTAATACTTTCTTATACATTTCTTTTGGCATATCACTAAAATCTAAGATTTCTTTTCTAGCCAAAAAAGATTCTATTTCTTTTTTATATTCTGGTACTTCATCTAAATAAGTTAATAGTTCGTCAACTTCGTCATCTGTGCGTTGATCTATAATAGGTTGAACTATTTCTACATCACCAACTATATTTTGATCTAAACTTATTTCTCCTTGAACGTAGCAATTACCAATAATATCAGGGAAAAGCTGTCTAGCTAGCCTAGATAATGCCCTAGCAAAAAGCATATCACGAGTGAAGTTAACCCAAGGTCCATTAGCTTTAACAAGCCCTGCTTTCTTGGCTTCTTCTAAGCTAAAAGACTCAGACCAACAGTCGTTGTTATCAGCTCGTTTACCATGCAAAATACATATTGTGTCGTTACTCTTGCTATCTCTTGTAACCGAGTGTTTCTTTGAGCGAATAAGTGCATTCATCATTCTAGCACTCATTTCAACCTTACCCCTTACATAGTATAAGCCACCGCCTAACGCTTGGCGTGGGTCAATACCTAGAGATTTTGAGGTCTCAATAATTGCAAATATACCCTCTTGCCCCATCTTTGCATAGTGCGGAGTTTTCATTAACAAATGACACATTTCTTGAGTGTTCTTTAATTCCTTTAGATAGTTATCTTGTTTAACTATAGCTTTTTTTTCATCTTCTTTAATTATCATCATCATTCTCCTTTAATTTTTTCAATATCATCCTTGATATATTTTTCAATATTTGGCTCGTAAGCCTCTACTAGATTTAATAAAAACTTATTAATCATTAAATTCTTAATACCATTTTTTACAAGAAAGTCATGCCTTTTTAATTTTGACTCTGCTAAATCATTAGCCCAGTAAGCAAGATTATCATTTAAGTAATTTTTACTTTCTTGAATTACATTTATTTTTTCACTCATCATCATCTCCTATATAATTGTTTTATCTTTCAAAGCTTAAAAAAGCGTGTTTTATAGTATCATAAAAGCTGCTAGTAAAATAGTCGGTCATAGCATCATTTGGATCTTTTTTATTATTTAGAGTAATAGTACACGTCTCTAGCTCTGCTAAGTTTTCGTTTTCCTCTGCTGTAGCATCCCAAGTCATATAATATCTATCGTTTTCAATAGAACATTTTACTTTTATTAAATTCTCTTTAGTGTACATCCCTTTAAAAGGAATCTCTTCTCTATTTATTGTATAACCTAATTGTTTAGCTTTTTTTTCTATGCTTGTTAGTTTCATCATCATCACCTTTTGTTAAACTTTGTTTTTTTTATATATCTATATATTACGATATGTTAGAATAAAAAGTAAACAAAAAAAAGATTAAATTAAACATATTATAACAAGGATTAGCAATGACAAACAAAAAAGAAGAGATAACATACTTAAACTTAAGGCAGTTCGCAGCAAAACACACTTTTATTTCTTACGGAGCTCTAAGACAAGTAATACATCATAACAAGGATTTTGACAAGGCTTGCGTTAGACGGCTAGGGAAAAGGGTATTAATTAATGAGCAAAAAGCATTAGAATATATTGAAAATTTTAAATATTGATAAAAACTATATACTAAATATTATAAAAACTATAAAAAGATTATGGATACCATCTTAATATGAGTATCCTACCGCCGAGCTAATATGATTAAGCAAAAAGAATCAGCACAAAAAAAAGTGGGAGATAAAGAACCATCCTCTCTCCCACCGAGCAAACACGCTAGAAGCGTGCGTAAGTCGCACAAGCAACTTAGTAAATATCACTACGGAACTCTAAAATACTGGATCTCTCTATGCTACTAAGGAAACCCAAAACTTACAATGAAAACAACCCACCAAAAAAAACAATGTATTCCATAACTTATAATTTAACAATGAGGTATTTCCATGACACACAATTATAATGACACTAATGTATTAAATCAAGAGAAAGTTGAAAAGAAGATAGAATTTAAGATCGAAGAACCTAATTTTACTCAGACTCCAAACGTTCTATTTGATGAGTGGCTGCCATATTTGAAGGAAGTAGAGCTTAAAGTTATTTTAGTAATTTATAGAAAAACATTTGGATGGCAGAAAAAGAAAGATCAAATCAGTTTAAGCCAACTACAAGAAAAGACAGGAGCATCAAGAGACAAGGTTTGCGATGCTGTTAATTCTCTAATTGAAAAGAAGCTAATAACTAAGAGGGTTACTGGAGAAAGTGGAACGCAAAAAACAATATATGAAATAGTAATTCAAAAAAAGATTACTAGTAGCAAAAAGCTACCCCCCCCTAGTAGCAAATTGCTACCCACAAAAGAAAGAGATATAAATAAAGAAAAAGAAATAAAGAAAGAAAACCTTTCCGCATCTGAAGATGCTATATTTTTATTTAATTTATTTGAGAATGAAGTAAACAAGGTTAGGAAAGGAAAAGAGCTAAAAGAAATAAAGATCCTAAGGACAAGATCTCAACTGAAATCATTTGATGATTTATTGAAAGGAAACAACAAAGATAGTATTGCAAAAATTATCATTGAAACATTTAAGAATGATTTTTGGCATGATAAAATGGCTACTCCTTGTTTCTTTAAGAAGAAATTCACGCAGTTAGAGGTTCAAACTACTAATTTCGAGGAAATAAAATCAGAGAAATCAAAAGAAATGAACATACGTTGGCTAGATGATAAGATAAAAGCCCTAACAAGAACAGGGGCAAGGGGAAACTTAACTTATTACCAAGATAGCGATTTAGTAATTGATTCAATTTTAGGAAAAAGAACCATTTTAAGTTCAGAAAAAATGATAGATATTGTAAAATCATGGGATCAATTCAGGAGATTTTAATTAAATAAATAAATAATTCAAAAAAAGATTTGCAATAATATCTTAAATTCCTGTATTAGTAAACTTAGCTACTAAGGAACAAGATTATGAGATTTTATCATGAAGGTAAGCCGATAGCGAAAGCAAGACATCGCATGGTCAATAAGTTCGCTTACGATCCACAGGAAAAAGAAAAGAATCAAATGAAGTGGCAGTTCACAGCCCAGCTTGCAAGCCAATGCGGTTTAAAGGCACTAGAAGGGGCTATCGCTGCACAAGTAGACATATCATACCAGATACCCAAGTCATGGGCTAAAAACAAGCGTATAACAGCTAATTACAAAACATCTCGTGGGGATCTCGATAATATAATCAAATTCTACTTTGACGTCTTAAACGGGATTGCTTACAAAGATGATTCACAAATTGTTTCCCTTTTTGCTCAAAAGAAATATTCAGATAAACAAGGGGTAGAGATAACACTATTCCCGTTGGAGGACAAGTTAATGATCAACGAACACGCAATCACTTACAAAGATAAACTATCAGCGGAAGATCTAGACTATCTAGCCAAGAAAGCCAATAGACTTGGTTTAGCAAATAGACAGATACTAAGAGCATTTCAAGAAGAAGACAACGACGGGACACATGTTTACTTTTCAGTTGAAGGGATGAAGGAAAAAGACAATGGGTAGTTGGATAAGCGTTAAGGATAGACTGCCCGAAGATGATAGGAATATCATGGGTTGGCATACAGGAAGAGAGGCAAGCCTGCCTCTAATATGCTATTATGACGAGGAAGAGAAGGCGTTTGTGCCTTTATTCTGTGATCAAGAAGCATATGTATTTATAACACATTGGATGCCATTCCCAGAACCACCGAAGGGAAAAAACAATGGATAGAATCAAAGAGGAATACAAGCAATCCGAGGTTACCTATAAGTTTTATATTCCAGATAACAGGGATGAGCTAACCATATTTCAGAACGCCTCTAAATTCTTCATGGCATTGCATGATATAAACGATAGGTGCAGGCATACATGGAAGTACAAAGAAGGTGCAACGAAAGAAGAAATAGAGCTAGCGGAAGCAATTAGTGAGATAGTAGCAGAATCAGGGATATTTGATGTTAATTAAGGGGCAAGGAAATGGATAAAGGAATAACTGGCTGGATATCAACAAAAGTATTATTGCCTGAACTAGAGGGCTTAACATCTGATTGCGTGCTAGCTTATGATAAGAACATGGGGCATATAGTTGCCTATCTATGTAATATTGAAACTGAAATATACTGGGAGCTTAAGTCTAATAAATCCGCTCATAAGGCTAGACTAAATATAACACACTGGCAGCCACTACCGATTACACCCTTGGAAGAAGATATAGAATTGAAAAAAAGAACTAAGTGGACTGAGAGACTATTAAGAAAAATACATTTAATTAATTAAAGGGTGAAAAGATGGCAGCAAATAGAATGTTTAGGGGCGGTTGTTTAGCTTTGAGTATTTGTATACCGATATGGATTATAATTATTATATGTTTCATAAAATATTTTTTATAGTAGCGTTTGTATCGTTTGGGATGCTTACGTTTATAGGATTAATAAGGAGGGAAGATGTTTGAATGTGTTAATTATATACCTGTAAATAAGAATACTTGTCTTGGAATAGCGACTATTCATGTTCCAAAATGGAAGATGACAATGACAGGATTTAGACTACATCAAAAAGATGGCAGTCGATGGATACAGTTTCCATTTAGAAAAACAACAGATAAAGAAGGCAAAGAAATTTACCCACCAAACATCTGGTTTGATGATAAAGAGACCAAAGACAAGTTTTGCGAGCTTGTTAAAGATGCAATAGATCGGCACGCAATTAAGTTAGAGAATGATAACAAAAATGAAGATTTAGTACAAGATGAGATACCATTTTAATTAAAAAAGAAGGAGAAAAAACATGAATCACGTAGTTAGATTAACATACAAAGACGACAAAACATTAAATATTGCTTTACCAGCGGAAGAAGTACCCAAGTTTTTGGAAAAAATACAAAAGAATGAAGCTTACTGGTCGCCTGATTCGGAAAATGCATTCTGGACACCTGAAAACCAAGTACGATTTGTAAATATATCGAAAGAGCAGCCTGCACCAGCGGAACCAATAATAAAAGAAGATCCAACACCAGAAGAAGAAACACCAACCGAAACAATAAAAGAATAACAAGAGGATAACTAACACATGAAATACAATAATATTAATTTTGAGCTGCCTAGACTTGGCGAGTACGTTATCATCATTGATGAAAACGACAATAAATATATAGGCTATTTTTATGAAAGGCTTGGAGAAAGATTATATGAATCTGTTATTTCGCTTTCAGACGAACGTTGTTTTTTTGCGACTAACGAAAGAGTAAGGTTTGGTTATCTCCCAAAGATGAGAGATTTCAATGATAATCCTCCACCTGTTGGCAAAACAGTAATGGTCTGGTTCTTTGATTCAGAAAGGGGTTCTTCTTTTTCTGAATATACAAATATTTTAGATTATAAATGCAAAAGTGGTATTGAGTTGATAGGCTGGTATTATTTCGAAGATTTTGACGAAGATAAATAACATTTAAATAACACATACCTGGGAGCAATCCCGAGAACCAAGGTATAAAATGAAAAAGATAGAATGGACTTATGAAGAGAGGGATATAAATGACCTCACAGAAAACAGGGATAATCCACGAAGATTATCAAAGAAAAGAGCCGAAGAACTCAAGAAATCACTTGGAAAGTTCGGGCTATGTCAACCAATCGTTATTCAGCCAGATGGCAAGATCATCGGCGGACACCAGCGAATCAACACTCTTAGGGCAATCGGCTATGATAAAGTATCTGTTGCGATACCTTCCCGAATACTTTCAGACAGAGAAGAGCAAGAGTTAACAATCGGTCTAAATAAGATTAGCGGGGATTTCGATTTAGATATGCTCGCTAATTGTTGGGACATGGATGTCCTTCTAGATTCTGGATTCACAGAGGAAGAACTAACAACAGATATCATACCGAAAGAAAAGCCTAAGTTATTTTCAATTAATCTCAAGTTTGATAATGAAGATGATCTTAGGCATATCGAAAAAGAATTGCAATCTATTATAGATCTGTTCCCCTCGGTAAACATGAAAGTGAGGGCTAAATGATTATTCAAGGTGATTGTTTAGAGGTATTGAAGACCTATCCTGACAACCATTTTACGAGTGTGATTACAGATCCTCCCTATGGTTTATCTTTTATGGGTAAGAAGTGGGATTATGATATCCCTAGCGTTGATATTTGGAAAGAATGCCTAAGAGTGCTTAAACCAGGCGGAACGATGCTATGTTTTGCAGGGTCTAGAACACAGCATAGAATGGCTGTTAATATTGAAGACGCAGGCTTTTTGATTAAAGATTGCTTGATGTATTTGTATGGATCAGGTTTTCCGAAAAGCTTAAATGTCGGCAAGCAGTTGGATAAACGAGGAGGTCAATGTATTGGTTGGTTTGGAGCATGGTTGAGAAAATGGCGAATAGAAAATAAAATAACGCAACAACAAATTTCTAAATTATTTCCTAGCAAAACAGGTGGTTTAACTGGATGCGTAGCTAATTGGGAATTAGGCTTTAATTTACCTACAGCTAATCAATTTAGTAAAATATGTGAAGAATTCAAATTACCATTTGAATCAATACAAGAAGCAGAAAGGGAAATAATAGGAAAAGGAAAGTCAGGTAAAACCGCAATTTGGCAAGAAAAAGGCGGAATGGGTGAATTTAATGTAACAACCCCATCAACCGACCAAGCCAAATTCTGGGAAAGCTACGGGACAGCTCTAAAACCAGCATACGAGCCAATAATAATGTGTATGAAGCCAAACGACGGCACATACGCAGAGAACGCTATTAAGCATGGTGTTGCAGGGATTAATATTGATAAGTCGAGGATTGAAGGCAAGGAAAAGCTAGTTAGACCAAATATCAAAAGGGAGTATAACGAAATCCTAGGTAAGGGCTTGGGGGCTGGAGTTCAAGAAGAACCCCAAGGCAGATTTCCGAGTAATCTTATCTTAGACGAGGAAGCAGGGCAGATGCTTGATGAGCAAACGGGTGTTTTGAAAACAGGAGCAATGAAGCCTGTTCTTTCCAGTGGTAAAAATGATATTTATGGGAAAAGAAAGTTTAGTCAACCATATCAAACTTATGCAGCAAATTCTGGCGGAGCTTCTCGATTCTTCTATTGTGCCAAGGCTTCAAAAGCTGAACGAAACGCAGGGTGTGAGGAGTTAGAGGAAAAAGAATGTCAATCAGGTTGTGGCGGAGCAATGCCTATTGACGATCAAGGTAAAGAAAGAGATAGATTTAAAGTTATTACTAAAAACCATCACCCCACCGTCAAGCCTCTAGCCCTAATGAAATACCTTATCAATCTAATAATGCCACCAAAAGACGGCTTAATTCTTGATCCGTTTGCAGGTAGTGGCACAACCATACTAGCAGCAAAACAACTAGGTTATAATGCTATTGGAATTGAAAAAGAATTAGAATATTGCGAGATAGCAAACAAACGACTGGAGGCAGTAAATGACTAAGAAATTACCCGCAAAGAAGAAATCACTGACGAAACAACAAATCCCGATTGATTGGCGAGAAGTAGATAAATACCTAGTAGCAGGTGCGAAGGGTTCAGAGGTAGCAGCAGCATTAGGCATTAGTTACGATACGCTAGC